CAACTTCAGGCACCGCTGTATTCAACCTCGATCTCTCTGAGGTCGTGGAAGAAGCCTTTGAGCGTTGTGGCTCAGAACTTCGCACGGGCTACGATCTTCGGACTGCCCGCCGCAGTCTGAACCTGCTGTTCGCAGACTGGGCAAACCGTGGCATCAACATGTGGACGATGGAGCAGGGGACGATCACCCTGGTCTACAACCAGATGACCTATGCCCTGCCAAACGACACGGTGGACCTGCTTGAGCACCAGATTCGCACGCAGGCTAACAGCAGCAGCAATCAGGCCGACCTGAACATCACGCGGATCAGTATCTCCACGTACGCCACGATCCCGAACAAGTTGACCACCTCGCGCCCGATCCAGATTCTGGTACAGCGCAACAACGGGATGGATAGCCCTATCGGGGCAACTCTGCCGTCTACGATCACGGCAGCAGCCACCACCATCACCTTGTCTTCTACTGCCGGTCTGCCCGCTCAAGGGTTCATCAAGATCGACAATGAAGTTATCGTGTATGGCTACATCACGGGCAACACGCTGTACAACTGCTTCCGTGGTCAGCAAGGCACGACACCTGCTATCCATACCTCTGGCACCACGGTGTACTGGGCGCAGGTTCCTTGCGTGACGGTCTGGCCGGTGCCGGACAACTCGACCACCTACACCCTGGTGTACTGGAGACTGCGCCGGACGCAGGATGCCGGTCAGGGCGTGGATGTGGCTGATGTCCCGTTCCGGTTCATCCCCTGCATGGTGGCGGGGTTGTCGTACTACATGGGCATGAAGATTCCTGAAGCCTATGAGCGTCTGCAAGTGCTGAAGGCTCAGTACGAAGAAGCGTGGCAACTGGCCGCAGATGAAGATCGGGAGAAGGCCGCGATCCGGTTTGTCCCGCGTCAGCAGTTCATTGGCGGAGCGACTACCTAAATGGGGAATCGCTTTGCATCAGGCAAGAAGTCCATTGCGATGTGTGATCGCTGTGGACAGCAGTTCAAACTGAAACGCCTGAAGGAAGAAGTTATCAAGACCAAGCGGTTCAATCTGCTTGTCTGTGATGAGTGTTGGGATCCAGACCATCCGCAGTTGCAACTGGGCATGTACCCCGTTGACGACCCCCAGGCGGTTCGGAATCCCCGTAGAGACTCGACGTACCGGACTGCCGGAACGAACAGTCTGGAGATCAACATTGCAAACCCGGAGCAGGGATTCCCAACCGGTGGCTCCCGGGATATTCAATGGGGTTGGAACCCTGTTGGTGGGGCAAGAGCAAATGATGCGGGGCTGACGCCAAACTACTTGGTGGCAACCACGTCTGTTGGTACAGTAACCATCCAAACGACGTAAGGAGTCGAAATGGACGCGAAGAAAGCATTGAAGGCACACATGGCTAAGGGCCCTGGTGAGGCACATCCCGATTCCAACGTCAAGAAGTTGGCAAAGGGTGGCAAGACCAATCAGCAGATGCGCGAACTCGGTCGCGGTCTGGCCAAGGTTGCCAACCAGAAGAAGTCTTCGTTCACCTACAAGAAGGGTGGCTGAAATGGCTAAGTTCAGCAAAAAGATGGGTGGCAAGGAAGTCGGGGACGCCTCCGTCTACGCCGAGCCCCATACCATGAAGGGTGGCAAGGTTGCCCTGGGTAACGGCACCCAGGCGGAGCCAACTGCTGCTAACCGCGTAAACATGTCTGTGGGCAACATCACCCGCGACGGTTACAACCCCGCCCCCAAGACCTCGGGTATCAAGACCCGTGGTAATGGTTGCGCCACCAAGGGCACGATGGCCAGGGGGCCGATGGCGTGAACTACTCGGAGTTGAAGACCGCTGTTGAGGATTACACGGAGAATTCTTTCTCCGCGACTGACTTCGCCACCATGACGGAGTTGGCTGAGCAGAAAATCTACAACACGGTTCAACTTCCCGCGCTTCGAAAGAACGTGGTTGGAGCGGTATCAACCAACAACAAGTATCTGTCTTGCCCGGATGATTTCCTGTCGGTCTTCTCTCTGGCAGTGATCTTGGCTGATGGTTCCTACGAATACCTGCTCGATAAGGATGTGAACTTTATCCGTCAGGCTTATCCGACGCCGACAAGCACCGGAGTGCCCAGGTACTACGCCATCTTTGGACCCACTACGGCGGGACCGATAATCACGGATGAGTTGTCGCTGATCCTTGGGCCTACGCCAAACGCCAACTACCAAGTCGAATTGCATTACTTCTACTATCCAGAGTCAATCGTGACCGCCACCAATACTTGGCTTGGTGACAACTTTGACTCCGTGCTGTTTAACGGCGTGATGGTTGAAGCGGCTCGGTTTATGAAGGAAGAGCCGGATGTGGTTGCCATGTACGAGCAACAGTTTGCGCAATCCCTGCTCCTGTTGAAGCAACTGGGTGATGGTAAGAACCGTCAGGATGCTTACCGGAACGGGCAGGTTAGGGTGAAGGTCGGCTGATGACAATCGTTCAAACGCAGACCACCTCCTTCAAGAAGGAGTTGTACCAGGGCATCCACGATCTGACGACGGATGTCCTGAAGATTGCTTTGTACAACGGCAACGCTGACTTGAACGAAGACACCACCGTTTACACCACGACGGCAGAGATCACGGGGACTGGCTACTCGGCAGGCGGCAAGACGCTGACCGGCACGACCATCAGCAGTTCTGGGTATACGGCCTTTGTAGACTTCGACAATGTGGAGTGGAACCCCGGCGCGTTTACAGCACGGTGTGCCTTGATCTACAACTCCAGTAAAGCAAACCGTTCCATCGCGGTGTTGGACTTCGGGTCAGACAAGACTTCGACGACCACCTTCACCATCGTCATGCCGGTTAATGACGCCAACAGCGCATTGATCCGGTCTTCAAACTAAGGAAATTGCATGGGCACAATCTTTACGACCAAAGGTGACATGGAGGAATCCCTCCTTGAGAAAAAGGACGGAGTCGTTGACAATGACAACGAATACACGACCTGGGTCGAGTATTGGCACGAGGGCGAACTTGTGCATCGGTCTGTCCATGTCACTTTGAAAAAGATGCCCACTTTTGCAGGCGCGGAAGCCGCGTCATTTGGTTAACGAAAGGAGCCTGAAATGGCAAATACTCAGTCGATGTGCACGTCGTTTCTTGGCGAAGTGCTGACCGCCACCCACAACTTTGGTACCGCCCCCACTCGCGGCACCGGCACTGCCGACACGTTTAAGGCTGCGCTGTATCTGGCTTCGGCCACGGTCAACGCAAGCACCACGGCGTACAGCAGCACGGGCGAAGTGACTGGCACCAACTACACCGCAGGCGGTGTGACGGTGACCAACGCGACGGCCCCGTTGTCAAGCAATACCTCGACTACGGCGGGTACGGGCTACTGGACGCCTTCGGCCAGCCTAACCTATACCAACGTCACGCTGTCCACGGCGTTCGATGCGGTGTTGATCTACAACTCTACCCAGAGCAACAAGGCTGTCAGCGTGCACACCTTCGGTTCACAGACCGTGACCGCAGGTACGTTCACCCTGACGATGCCTTCAAACACCACTTCGACTGCTCTGCTGCGTCTGGCAACGACCTAAACCGACTCTGTTAAAGGAGTCGGAAGGTGCCTACCGGATGGGGCAGCGGCACCTGGAGTAGCGGCACTTGGGGTGGACTTGGTGAAACCCTAACAGGTGACGACGCCTCGGGTGCTGCTGGCAGTGTAGGGGCGAACGTAACCGTCGCCCTTGCGGGCGTTGCTGCCACCGGAACTCCGGGGACCATCGCCATCAATGGGCGCAATCTTGCGCTCACGGGCGTTGCTGCGTCTGGAGATGTTGGTACCGTCACTGAAACCAACAGTCCCGCAGAGGACAGCGTTCTTGCCAACGGCTTTGTTGGCACAGCATCGCCCACGACTACTGTTGCGCTGTCGGGGGTTACCGCCGCAGGTGCAGTTGGTTCTGTAGCCGTAGGCGCACGTACAGTCGCGCTTTCAGGTGTTGCTGCTTCTGGCGCTGTAGACAGCGTTGCTGATTCCACCTCGGTTGCGCTTACCGGTGTCACAGCCGAAGGCGTTCTAGACGATGTTGATCCGTTCCCGAACCCGCTGATTTCGGGCCTTCACGCAGATGGAAATGCGGGTGATGTTGGAAGTTCTCGCACCGTAGCCCTTAGCGGCGTCAGCGCAGACGGTCAGACAGGGGTTGTTGATCCCATCATCAGCCAGAGCGCAGACATCACGGGTGTTCAGGCAGATGGCGCGGTTGGTACCGTGTCTATGGGCGAGCGCACGGTGGTGCTCACTGGGGTTAGCGCATCGGGTCAGGCTGGTGATGTAACCGAGACAAACACCCCTGCCGAAGATGGCGTTATTGCCATCGGCTCGGTCGGCACAATGGGTGTCGGCCCTCACGAGTTTGCTCTTACCGGTGACGAGGCTCAAGGTTCTGTTGGGTCGGTTACAAACAGCATCACGATTGCGCTGACCGGCGTTGTCGCAGCGGGTCAAGTTGAAGCAAGCGGCAGTTCTCGCACCGTTGCTCTGACTGGTGTTCAGGCAAATGGTCAGGTTGGTAGTGTTGTCCGCCTTGTTGAGCAGCCCATCACGGGGGTTTCTGCTGCGGGGCAAGCCGGAAATATCTCCGTTGGAGAACTTACGGTTGCGCTGACCGGCGTTGCTGCTGAGGGCAGAACGGGCGACGAAGGGCGCGATGTCACGGTCGCCTTAACCGGAGTCGCGGCTTCTGGACAGGTTGGAAATGTTGTTCGGTTAATTGAACAGGCACTGACTGGTGTTGCGGCTTCGGGCGCGGTTGGCAGCGTCAGCATGGGCGAACGCCTAGTGGCTGTTACCGGTTGTCAGGCGATGGGTAATGTCGGAAACTTCGGAGTGTTCTACTGGAGTCTGATCGACAACGCGCAAAACGCAAATTGGAATCTGGTAAACACGGAATAGGAGCATTAAATGCCCACCACTTATACCTCTCTTCTTGGCTTTGCACTTCCCGCAACGGGCGAGTTGTCGGGCACTTGGGGCGCGACGGTCAACGACTACATCACGCAATATGTTGATGCAGCAGTTGCCGGGGCCCAAACCATCAGCGGTTCTCAGACGGCTGTAACGCTGTCTGTCACCAACGGCACGTCGCTTTCTCAAGCGGGCTCGGGCGCCACAGGTTCTGCCCAGTATCAGATCATCAACTGCACGGGCAACCCTGCCAGTGCGCTGACGGTTACGGTGCCAAGTTCTAGCCGGGCATATCTGGTACTGAACAACACCTCGACCAATCAGGCGGTTACGGTCAAGGGTGCGGCGACGACTGGCGTGGCCGTTGCGGCAGCACGCGCCGCATTGATTGCCTGGAACGGCTCAGACTATGAGTTGGTTGCCACGGATGATGCGTCCAAGATGAACGGCATCTTGGCTGTTGCTAACGGGGGAACCGGCTCAAGCAGCGCATCTGGCGCTCGTACCAACCTGGGTGCTACAACGCTTGGCGCCAATCTGTTTACCATCACCAATCCAAGCGCCGTCACGTTCCCACGCTTCAACGCCGACAACACGGTCAGTTCATTAGATGCAGCCACCTTCCGGTCTGCCATCGGTGCAGGTACTGGAAGCGGGTCGGTCACTTCGGTTGGGGGTACCGGCACTGTTAACGGCATCACCCTGACGGGAACCGTTACGTCTTCTGGTAACTTGACCTTGGGCGGCACGCTGTCTGGCGTCAGTCTGACGACTCAAGTCACCGGCACTCTGCCAATTGCTAATGGCGGCACAGGCCAGACTACCGCCCAGGCGGCAATTAACTCTTTGGCTGGAGCGGTAACGTCAGGCCAGTATCTGCGTGGCAATGGCACCAACGTAGTAATGTCTGCCATCCAAGTGGCTGACGTACCAACACTCAATCAGAACACCACCGGGACAGCATCCAACGTCACCGGCACTGTGGTTGTTGCTAACGGCGGTACTGGGCAGACTTCTCTAACCGCCAACTATGCCCTGTTTGGTAACGGCACCAGTGGTGTAAACGCATCTTCGCTGTTGCAGATCGTTGGTAGTTACATCCGCCCAACGGCCTACGCTGACACGGTGGTGGCAGCAGGCAACACGGGCACAGCCCTGACGCTGACTTGCACAAGCGGCAACGTTTTTACGGCAACCCTGACGGGCAATGCGACCATCACGCTGTCTTCGCCCGTTGGCTCAGGATCGTCAACTTCTCTCACGTTGATCTTGACGAACGACGGCACAGCCGGTAGAACTGTGGCTTGGGCAGGTGGCAGTTTTGTTTTCCCTGGAGGGGCTGCACAACTTTCTCGCACAACCACGGCAAACGCTACGGATGTCTGGGTTTTCTTCACCACGAACGGCGGAACGACGTGGTACGGCAATATCGCCATGAAAGACATGAAGGCTTAATAGGAGCAAAAAATGGCTTTGAGCACTGATCAGCAAGCACAGGCAGACATCCAACTCTTCGTCCAGAAAGAGATGGAGCAGATTCGCCATCAGAATATGATGGCCCTTGAGCAAAAACGAGCAGAGGCAGAGGCTCGTCGGGCAAAGTTGGAAACGCTGCGGGTTGCAAAAGAGATAATTACAGAAAACTCTCGCAGTAAGCCTGTGGAGTCGCGTGAAGTAACTGCCGCAGACATCACTGCGTTTGCCGCTGCTCTTGAAGCGCACCTCAACGGCTGATGCAGGGGTTCGCCTACTTCCCGGCTATCGTCTACAGAGATGAGCGGCCTGACTTGGCTGAAAAGGTTCTGCCGACATGCATCCAATACTTGGATCAAGTTCGCAAACCCGAGTGGCCGATGTCTCAGTCCGCCCATCTCGCGCACGATCCTGCCTTCAGGGAAGTGGCAGACTACCTTCTGCTGTCAGTTGTAG